TCTAAATTCCGTAGTCATTAGAGGTAAGTCACAGGTACGTTTCTTTGTAGGTGACGATACTACTGATCAGATAGACAGTACTGGCATCATAGGTGGCTTATATGATCAAGCGGGTAGCATTGCTTGGTCCTTTGGAGAACTAACAGGGATCAGGGCTTCTGTAACAGAGTCAGGCTACATGGGTACGGAAGAGCTTGTCCTACATGGAGATTATGACGGGAAAGTTTACGAGCAAGAAAAAGGTAACAGCTTTGCTGGTAATAACATTATTGCCGTGTACAGCACCCCATACCTAGACTTCGGGGATACTGAAGTCCGTAAGACTATTCGCAAAGTAAATACGTTTGTACGCGCAGAAGGTCCGACAGAGTTTTACTTAAACGTAGACTACGATTGGGGCGACTATAATACTAGCAGGCCGTCTGAATATTTAGAATCATCAGATGGCGGTCCTGTCGTATATAACGGATTAAATTTAGACTACGGAGATGCCAACGTCCTTTATGGCGGCAACTCAAAGCCGATCCTTACATCAGATATTCAAGGATCAGGTTTCTCAACAAGAGCTACTTTTGTGACGATAGGGCAGTCGGAGCCTTATTCGATCCAAGGGATAGTATTTGAATTTTCGGTTTCGGGGAGAAGATAGACTATGGCAGGTTACACACGCCAATCCGTTAGCCAAATTCAGAATGGTGCGGATATTACGGCTCCACCCCTTAATGCTGAATTTAACCAACTACTCGCAGCCTTTAATGCCGCAAGCGGTCATGGGCATACAGGTGCGACTGGCGATGCGCCACCTATACCTTTAGCCACTTCTCTTTCTGGCTACCTACCTGCAGTACACGGCGGTACAGGCGGTAGAAATAATAACTCTGCTTCTAGTAACCCAACAGTGACAGATGACAGTGGGTCAGGTTACGCAGTAGGTTCTGTTTGGCTGAATACAGCTAACGACAGAATATTCATCTGCGTGAATAATACTAGCAATGCAGCTTTATGGAATGAAGTTGTAGCCAGTGACGGGTTAAAGTTTCATCCAGAAACAACTAATACTGTGGACATTGGTACTACAGCTAACCGCTATAAAAACCTGTATCTGTCGGGGGGAGCTACGGTAGCTGGTACTCTAAACGTAACTGGCGATGCAGGGTTTGCTAATTTAGCTGCTTCTGGCACTACCACCATTACGTCAGTAGACCTTAATTCTGGTGTTATAGACAATACTGTGATTGGCAATACTACCGCTGTTGCAGGTACTTTTACGAATCTAACTTCCACAGGCACGACAACCATAGCCACTGCCGACATTAACGGCGGTGCTATCGACGGTACTATTATTGGGGCTTCTACTCCTGCAGCCATAACAGGTACGACTATTACATCTACTGGGCTTTCTACGCTTGCAAGTGTGGACGTAAACGGCGGTGCTATAGATGCTACAGTCATTGGCGCATCGACTGCGGCGGCGGGTAGTTTCACTACAGTTAGTACATCAGGTCAGGCCACTCTCGCTACTGTAGACATTAACGGCGGTGCTATTGACGGCACAATTATTGGTGCAGCAACCCCTGCAGCCGTAACAGGTACTACTATCACAGGTACAAGCCTTGTAGGACCACTTACAGGCACTGTAGCGGGCAACGTAACTGGTAACGTAGCAGGTAATCTTACAGGCAACGTAACGGGTAATGTAACAGCCGCTAGTGGCACATCCTCATTCACAGATGTGACTATCAACGGCACACTGAATATGAACGCTGGTACAACTGCTACGATCACCAATCTTTCTGCCCCAACAAACGCCAATGATGCAGCACGAAAAGTAGACGTTGATAACGCTGTGGCTAACCTTGTAGATAGCGCACCCGGTACACTTGATACGTTAAATGAACTAGCGGCTGCGCTGGGCGATGACGCAGACTTTGCCAACACAATCACAACAAGCATAGCGACTAAGTTACCACTGGCTGGCGGCACTATGTCTGGTGCGATTGCGATGGGCAGTCAGAAGATTACTGGTCTAGGCGCTCCTAGTTCTGCAAACGATGCAGTGACAAAAACGTATGTTGATACGATTACAGGCAGTCTTAGTTCGGCTCAAACCAACGCTAATGCCGCAGCCGCTTCTGCCACTGCCGCTGCTACGAGTGAAACCAATGCAGGTAACTCTGCTACAGCCGCTGCTAGTTCTGCCACATCAGCCGCTGCATCTTACGATAGCTTTGATGATCGCTACCTTGGCGCTAAGTCTTCTGCCCCTTCCGTAGACAACGATGGTGATGCACTTATAGCTGGTGCTTTGTATTTCAACACCACAACTGACATCATGTACGTCTACGGCGGCTCTGGCTGGCAAGCCGCTGGCTCATCTGTGAACGGAACATCTAGCCGTAATACTTATACTGCTACCGCTGGTCAGACTGCCTTTGCTGCAACTTATGACCCCGGATTTGTCGATGCTTACCTCAATGGCGTTAAGCTTATTAGTGGTACAGACTTCACGGCTACAAATGGTACTTCAATTGTACTGTCATCAGGTGCAGCCGTAGGTGATACGTTAGACATTGTTGCTTACGGTACGTTCGTAGTAGCGGATACCTACACTAAAACACAGGCAGACGCCCGTTACCTACTAGAAACAAACAATCTTTCAGATTTGGTTAGTGCTTCAACTGCAAGAACAAATCTTGGTCTAGCTATTGGCTCAGATGTACAGGCTTATGATGCTAATCTCCCAACATTTCCATCTGGTATTACTGCAACAGAAGTAGGTTATCTTGACGGCGTGACATCTGCAATACAAACGCAGATTGATACTAAGATGACGCCTACCTACACTGGCGATGTAGACATTACAGGCGAGCTTATAGCCGACAGCTACAACGAAACTTACGGCGCTGTTACATCAAGCTCCAATGCCACAACAGTCAACTGTGAAGCTGGCAACGCATTTAGCCACACGCTCACAGAGAACACAACGTTTACATTCAGCAACCCGCCAGCCAGCGGCACAGCATATAGCTTTAGCATAGAGCTTATCCAAGATGCCTCTGCGTCTGGCTTCACGGTTACTTGGCCTGCGGCTGTTGATTGGCCTGCGGCTACGGCACCAACACTGACAGCAACAGCATCTGCGAAAGATGTCTTCGTGTTCTACACCAGAGATGGCGGCACAAATTGGTACGGGTTCACGGCTGGACAAGCGTTAGGATAAACGATGGCTACTAAGAAAAAGCTATTACAAGCGGCGGCTGGCAATGCTGGTGGTGATCCTGCTAAATACCTAATAACGCATCAAAGTTCTGGTAAAATTTGGGATATTGAAAACGATTATGCGGATGTAACTTCCACATTTTTACCAAGTAATACAACATCTTGGGCAGGCTCTAATGAACATTTGTTTAACCCTTGGCAAGATGACGGATACAGAAGTAAGTATATTGGTTTCGGTGGATGGGGCCGTTATGGCGCTATAGGAGGTGCCATCTGGGATATTAACAATGCCTCATCTCAATGGACGGGCTATAATAATTATGATGGAACCGTATTTTCCTTTGGCGGCACTGGCAATGCAATCGTTACAAAAATTGTCCCTCTTGGTAATAGCAAAAACTTTTTTTGGTTTCGTGTAGAAGACAATTTAGAAGTTGGCGTTAATAGAATTACAAATCCCACATCTTCTAATAATGGTAGTCAAGTAATAGCTTCTAATAGTATCCGCCATCTTGCATCATGGGGCGATGTGGTAGTCTACCAACTAAACACTGCACCTTACACATTACGTTTAGCCTCTTTTTATGGTGCACCGGGGAGTTCTGCGACTGCAGCTTCTACAAGTTTAGTTTCAACCTCTGGCACGTTGAGTGGTTTTTCCAGTTCTGGGGCGACACCTGCTATTAGTAAGACAGGAAATGTAATTGCTGTTTACGATGGCGCTGCTAACAGTAGTGCAGGGGCGATAAGAGTTTTTGACGATCATAATATAGCAGAATACAATGGTAGTTCAAAGGTGCTTGGTAATGGTACTCAACTGGCGTTCTCATCTTCTGTTAGAAGCATTGCGACGGGAGTAATAGAAGAAGCTCTTGCTATCTCTGATGATGATAGGTGGGTAGCCGCAAGCTATAGACGCACCAGCAGTCCATATTACGGTATAGGTTTATGGGATAGAAATAACAGCAATGCGTTTACAGATGTTACTGTACCCGTTGGCGCTGGATTTAATGCAAGACCAAAGGGGATTGTCTTCTACCCTGATAACGACACTTTCTTTATGTCAGGTTACGCTCACGCACAATGCCTTGAGTGTTCCGCTAGTGCTGGAAGCTATACCCGAAATTTTTCTAGTTTTGGTGCCGATGCAGAAAGTAAAATGGGTTCATCTATGGGAGCAACTGTATTGCCCCCAGATTGGACAGACGGGTATTAAAAGGAGAACTGTAAATGTACGTTAAAATTACAAGCGGAAGTGTAGACACATACCCCTATAACGTAGGGCAACTACGCCGTGATAATCCAAACACTTCATTTTCAAGCCGTATTCCACTTAATATACTTGAAGAATATGGTGTTTTTCCAGTTTCAGTTTCTGACATGCCTGTCGTAGATGACCGCACTCAATTGGCAGTGCAAGATTCCACCCCATCTTTAATAGATGGTGCATGGACTGTTGATTGGAATATTTTAAGCAAGCCATCAGAAGATATACAGACTTGGGATGAAAACTTGGCTTTATCTAATAGAGGAAAGCGTGACGGGTTGCTGGCTGAAACAGATTATTTTGCGCTGACTGATGTAACGATGGATGCCGCTATGACAACCTACCGTCAGGCTCTTCGTGATATCACAGCCCACTCAAACTTCCCACGCCTAGAAGACGCTGACTGGCCTACTAAACCGTAAAGGATTTACCAAATGACCAAAGCTAGAGACTTAGCAAATTTAATTTCAGCGGGTAATCCTTTAACGGATGGTGCAATAGCATATTCAGAAGTCACAGGTACGCCTACTATACCGACTGATTTCGTCAGTGCTGCATCAGGTGGTACGTTTGGGGGTGATATAGTTGCACCTCGTTTGGTGGATTCTGGTAACTCAAGTTATCATGTTGATCCTTTCGGTACATCTGTCATGGCTTATGCTTACCTGCAACAGTCGTATGCTCTAAATCTTGTGCTATCAGGAACCACCCCAACAGTTACGGCGGGTACACATAGTAGTGCAAGCCTAACGACTTCAGGTAATACAACATTTACCTTTAATGTAACTGGGGCAAGCACAGGCTACCTAATTGGTTTTGTTCTACGATTAACGTCAGGCGGTAGTCACACGGTTCAATGGCCCGCATCTGTAGATTGGGCTGGGGGTTCTGCACCTGATACACCCGCTTCTGGTGAGACTAATATTCTTGTGTTTATCACCCACGATGCCGGTACTAATTGGTACGGCTTCCAAAGCGGGGCAGCAATGGCATGAGTGGGCTAACAACAAAATTATTGACAGCAGCGGGAGAAGAAGAGGTGCCAAGAAGTCAAAGTGTATATGCAATACCCGGAACATATTCTTGGGTATGCCCAGAAGGTGTTACGTCAGTCAGTGTTGTCTGTGTTGGCGGCGGTGGTGGTGCTTCTCACGCATCAGGTGGCCCTAATTACAAGACGGGCGGCGGGGGCGGGGCTTTAGCTTACAAAAACAATATCTCCGTAAATCCGGGGCAAAGTTACACTGTGCGTGTTGGGGCAGGTGGCTTTCATGGCTATACTTATAGTAACTATGGTACCACCAAAGTTGCTGGAGAAGCTGGGGGCCAATCTTACTTTATAAATGCTGCGACTGTTAGTGCCAATGGCGGCGGTGGC